ATATCTGTATCATTTACACCTAAATCAAACTTGGTATCATACCGACACCTTGAAATATTAGCAGTTGCGGATTTGCCTAATGGGTGAAAAGTTTTCCATGTCTCACCAATCGAAGTACATTCCCCTGTCTCAATCCCTAAATCAATACCCCATCCGTGAGCTTTTGCAACTTCAGTTAAATCAAGATAAGATCCTGTTACAGTTAAAGTAGTTTCCCCAGTTGTTAATAGTTTGACCTTGCCTTCAAAATAATTTACACCATTATCATAATATGATTTGTCAAAATCTACACCTGCAGATAATACTATAGTTGTGTTGATATCCCAAATTCTCATATCAGTATCATCAATTTGATAGATCTTAGTTGCTGCATCTTCTGTAGTTGCCTTTACAGAAAATGCAGTTGTTGTGTCAATCGCATAAATAGAGCCGACCTTCCCTGTTAATATTGCCATTTAATAGCCTCCTAAATCTTATGAATACGCAAGTGCTCCAGTACCAATTATTGTAATTGATAAAGTATCAACTCCACCGACTGCCTTTGTCACGTTGAAAGCAGTTATGATTCCTGCACCTGAATAGTATTTAGTTGAATCCTCATAAACTTTTATTGCTGCAAGATCACCATCCCCAGTAATAAATTCTGCCATCAAGGCGAGTTGTGCAGTATCCGCAGGATCGTATTTTGTTGACCCACTGATATTCCAACTCTTACCGAGTGGAATTGCCTCCGCCCATGTACTACCTATTGAAGTTGTATCCCCTGTTTCAATAGTAATGTTCAAAGAAACATTATCTAATGATCCTAATTCACTTCCATTAATATCAAGCTTACCAGTTTTGAACGTTTTTATTGCCATGATTTACTCCTCATTATTTTTTATGCTCCGCCACCGGAGTGATTATATATATAAACGCAATCAAAACTTTGCTTGAATACGCTATAGTTACCAAAATATCCCTGGTCTGTTTCTACTGTTGTAGGGCTTGCCGGCTCAATCAACAATGCTAATAATCCCGCATCGCTTACAACTGCCGATTCTATATCTACTATTAAATTAGTTCTGGCTAGTGCCGTGTCACCTGATCTATCAAATACAATCGAAGTCACTGAAATAGTCAACGTGCTTTGCATGTCCTCACCTGCAACTGAAAAAATACTAAAGGGCTCTTTCGTTTCATTCTCATCTAAAATAAAACATGCCGGCATTTTATCACCATCTAAATCATTGGGTACTTTTATAATCAATTTATCAGATACAAAAGCCACATCTGTATTATAACCATTTGCAACCGTTATACTTTCCAGAATAGATTTGAACTCTTGAATAATATCATACCTAATTGACATTATCTTACCACCTTCGCAAATTCTCTCTCTAATGAATCCGCTATTGATTTGTGAATCTTTTCAATATTCTTATCAATAGCAGGGTTTAAAAAGTCCCTTCCCTTCTCCATCCAATAAGCACCATATCCAAAACCTTTGACACTCTGAACATCCGTACCAAGTAGCATATGTGAAGCCTCATCCTTTTTAAATATTGTCTTGATAGACTTTTTCAAATTACCTGTCTGTTCTTTTAATACCTGGCCTGATAAAGATCCTGTCCTAACATCTGATACAAGACTCGGCCCTGCCTTTTTATAAACGTCCATTACAACTGTTGGAAAAGCTCTTGACCAATTTTCTATATTTCTTTTGAACTGTTCCATATTTTGCATTTAAAATACCCACTTCTTTTTATACGGATTCAACATTTCTTTTATCTCAACGGGTATGTTTTTTTCATAAGTAATCCGGCTTGTTTCGGATCCGGTTGAAGTTACCCCAAATCTATGGGCATCGTATTCCCTAAACCAGAAGTCAACCAACATAGTTATTGCATTAACTAAATCTTCAGGTATGGAACCGATTTCATAACCGGCAACATAAACGACTTGAATAGTTTGTATTCCCTTCTCCCAGATTGCACCATCTCCTATTAGTTTTCTGTTATCTGCATAAGTAAAATAATCTGTTGAATCTACAAGTGAGTCATCATCAAAAACCCTATCAGAATCTTGATGAACTGTTGTGATAGAATCAATAGGATAATTTTGTAAAAATAAAGTATCGCTCCCGTCTCCATCATAATATTCTGTAAATGTCTGCTGTGCTAATATCCTGGAAGTATATTTATTAGCCCAAAATGAAGCTTTAGTTATTAGAGTTTGAGTTATTGCATCATCGGCGGCGTTCGCTCCTGTCAGAACTTTGACCGCTGCTATAGTTGTTAAATCGTAAACATGTATAGCCATGATTATTTAACCTCTACCTTTATTTGACCCCAACATTTATTGAACCATTGTCTCCAAATATGAAAATATTTTTTATCCCCTTCGCTATATGTTGTCCAGTGTATCCTAGGTAATATATGTAATATAAACCATTTCATTTTTTATACTCCTTTTAACCTCTCTGTAACTCAATTTTATTTTTAATCTTCGGAACTTTTACCACCTCAGGCTTCATATCTTTTAGTATAATTCTTGAGAATTCTTTTTTCTCTTCAGGTGTAAAGTCATCAATTATTTTCTTAATGAATTCAACTCTTGATTGCTGACCACTCATAATAACTCCTTATTTCTTTTTACCCTGTCCGGATTTTTTGGTAGTCTTGCAACCACCCCTTCCCTGGTTTGCTCTTGTTCCCTTTCCGCTTCCGTCACTTTTCGGTGTGCCTTTTTTTGTTGCCATAATTCTTACTCCTTAAGAACTCCCCTCCGAAGAGGGGGATTAACTTTATTTATTGATATACGCAAACAATAAATTATTCTGAAAACTTGCATGCGTTCCATTTGCATTTGACACATAAAGCGGATCACCTTTATACGGTGCCTGCATTAAAATTGTATCATCAAAATGAGTTACTACACTTGCCGTTAATCCAATTGCAAAGTATGAAGCATCCGCAAGAACACCAAATACCCTAACTGCTGCATCATCCAATACGGCTGTTGCAATATTGTTTGTCAATGTTATGGCTTTGGTAGACAAAGAAGCGACTGTATTAAATTCCCATGCTCCACCCGTAACTTGATAAGCGATAATATCACTACCGGCGACGGGATCACCTGCCGGACTTGTCGGAGCTGTATTTACATTTAATACTTTCTGACCTATTGCAGCGGCGGCACTTGCTGAGTTTCTTGACCCTGCTAAACTTCCACAGTGCATGATTGCGACATTTTGAGCAGTAGCACCACAAAGATAATCAATCCCTACAAGTGCAAGACGTTTACCATTCTGTCCAGGAACTTCTTCATCAATAGCGGTTGCAGCTGTCTCAGTGTGGTAATCAAATGGAAGATAACCTTCTACATATGCATTTATACTCATAATATTCTCCGTTTGGTCAATACGTATTTAAAGACCGTATGTGATAGCCCCCTCATACGAAGGGGCTTTTAAAACTATGCTGATGTTTTCAAAACTGCGAATGCTGCTGGAATACCAGTTACAAAAGCCTGTCGGGTTCTTGCTCTCAAAAATGATCTGTCATACACAACGGCATCCAGGGTCTGGTCAAAGATTTTAAATTCTAATCCAACTCTTTCACCATGCATAATATGTTTAGGATTTCCAAAAGCAATAAAGGCTGTACTTGCTGCTGAGTCACTAGCGTCCGGCATTGCATCAGATACGATTATTCCGTAACCGTTTAGTGTTGCAGGTTCGGCAACGTTTGACTCTCGATAGATATAATTTCCATTATCATCTTTCAGCTTTTTAATCATATCGAGTACTGTCATGTGCATAATATATTTTGCACCGTTTCTTTTTGCTTTGGTTGTAAGTTTTGAAGCAAGGTTTTTTATATCATCCATTGTAACTGAATCAAACCCTGCATTTCCTGCTCCCATGCTCAAAATGTTAGCACTTGTATTTTGCAATACACCAACGAAAGGAGCTGTGTCAGAATTAAGGCACTGTTTGTCAAATTCTGTCTGCCATGATTCTCTTAAAAGACTTGTGAAGTATTCACCCAATGGAGCTAAACTATCTTCATCAAGTTCATCTGTGAAAGCAATCCAAGTTGCTGCCGTTTCACATTCAAGGTCGATCTGTGCAAGTGTGGGGTTCGCTTCTGTCTTTGCTGTAACTTCATTTGTTACCCAAGTCCAATCAGCCCCGACAAGTTTAGCAGGAAAGGTAATCTTTCTTACTGACATAGGAATATTCCTAACCTGTCCCATAAGTGCGGATGGATCTTCAGGTATTCTTAAAATCTCACTTGCGTACTCAGGCGGAATCAAATATGCACCTGTTCCAGAATCACCACGAAGGGCGGTTCCTGTAACTGCATTTATTTGCCAATCTTTATTTGCTTTCCAATCCTCTGAGTTTTTCGCATTAGGGCTTCCACCCATTTCTGCAATAGCTTTGAAATTGTTCTTCCTCATTGCGAACATGTACTTACCTATATTGTACATCTTCTCTTCATTACTTTTGTTTTCAAATCTAACATTCTTCAATGCTTTCAGTGCTGCAATATCTGCCTGATTAACTTCAAGGGCTGATTTAAGTTCTGCATTTTCAGTTGCCATCAATTCAAGATCACCCCGTTTCACTGCCTCGGCGTTTATCTGATTTACAATTCCGGCGACTTTGTTTATTTCGATGTTGAGTTCTGCATCATCTTTAATGGTGATTTTCTCAATCAATTCAATTTCTTTCTCTGTCTTGTTTTCTAATACTGGCATTTTATAGCTCCTCAGTTTTATTGAAAATACTTAGAGTACTTTCTTTTTTTGTGAAAAGACTTGTTCCCGTGGTTTCGGGTATCTCTTCTTTCTCTTTATCAATAAAGAGTTTTTCCATATAATCATCTTCCCTGGTATCGGGCAGATTATGTTTAACCGCACTTACTAAAGCCGGTAAATTCACAATGCTAAATTCATATAGTTCATGCTCACGGCTAATTACTTTCGGTAGTTTATCTTCTTTCTCTTCTACATCAATTCGTAAAGTCATAAAACCAACTGAACCGGAAGTCAAAATCCCTGCTTCAACTTTCTGACCAATCGACCATGCAAACTGATCTATTTCTTTATCTGCGAATTGTGGTTTTCCCACAAGTGACTTTCCGTCTACCCTGACATTATTCATAATTCCGATAGCGGGTATTGAGTCGTCATGGTTCCATAATAGAACAGGATTTGATTTATAATTATCAAGTATCCATCCTGAAGGATCGACTGACATTCCTAATCTGTTCAAATCTCCATTACTCATTACGAACTCACCGCCCTTAATATTGTTCACAGTATCATAAATTACAATAGATTTCTGTACGGTTCCATCAGGAGCGGAGTTTTCTATAAACCATTTATTCAATGTAAGTTTATCCATTACAACATTTTCGTTTTCAATCTTGCATTTAATTAAATCCATTATTTAACCCCTTCAAAATCTTTACATATTGGCTGATTATCGTCAAGGATAACTGAAGAAGCATTCAACCCACATTTAAAAACTGGAACCTCATACTCTATAAATAAACCTTTGTTTCTTAAAGAGTCCCATGATTTTTTTTGTTTTTTCAATTTACCTATATAAAAATATTTACATTTGCTGTGATCAACTTCAACTTCATGTTTATCATAATCAATTG